AATATTAGTTCTACTGTAAGATTTGTTGTTTTGATTGCAGCCATAGCATTAAATACTGGACCACGACCAAATACTTCTCCAGATGCTTTGTTCCATCTAAATACAATATATGGATTACTACCAATACCAGATAGTTCTTGTTCAAGTATCATTTCTTTTTCATTTAAACAAACAACACAATACTTAAATTTTTCTGAATTAGGCTCATCATACATTCTAAATACACCCTCAACTACAGTTGCTTTTTCTCCTTGTTTATCATCTATAATTTTTAACATTTCTGGAGACATTTTTGCTTTAGGATAAGCTGTCATTAGTCTATTATAAGCAATACTTCTTTTTCTAAATACAGTATCTACCTTGTTATCTGGTCCATTGTTTAACATTACTCTTGGTAATGGAATAGCTTGGAAGTTTATTGGGTTTAAACTATCTCCCTCTTCTACTAAAAGTACACCAGTACCAATAGCACAATCCATAAATGCTTCATGTATTTCTTGATTAAAGTTAGATCCAGCAATTATTTCAAAAACATATTTTGTTATTGCATCTAGTTGTTCATTAACAGCTGGTTTCTGTTGATCTGGTACTTCTGATCCAGCTTCAAAATTTGCCCATCTTCCATATGTAGGAACAAGACCAGCTTGTAATCTACTAGCAAATTCTTGTATGCCTACTACAGCTGTTTCATCAAATATTTTGTCTGTTCTTCTTTCTCCTACAGTTTCTTCATAAAAAGATTCTCTTTGTGGTAAAGTATATTCATATGCTTCTTCATACTTATCTTTCCAATGATCGTATATTTTTTCTGAATCTCTATACTTCTTCATAAAAGAAGCTACTCGATTATCTGTAATTCCACTATCTAGTTCTGTATCTGCTAATTCTATATATGCCATTATACCATTGATCCTGTTATTGTTCTTGTATTAGTTGCTAATAAAGATCTTCTTTCTGCATCTACTCCTCCAGATCCAGTAAGTGAAGCTATTCTATTTTGTCTTAATTCTTCTTCTAATACAGCATCTTGATTTTGATTTGTTATTGTTGCATCATTAGTAGTTCCAGATGTAGATGTAGATCCACTATCTGTTGTTCTATTAGAAGATGCAGCTATAGATGTACTTGTCATATTTTTATTAAATCTATCTAAATATCCCTCATAATCTGTTCTCATAGAATCATATAACATAGCACTTGGTATACCTGGTACACCAGCCATAGCTAATCCACCAGCTATTGCTAGTTTTATATTTCTTTGTCTTTCAAACATTTTTTGAGATATTGCAGTTGATGATAATATACCTGTTGAATCTCCACTACCCATAACTCCACTTTGTCCATATAATCTTTCTTGTAAGTTTTGTCCTGTAATACTTGTAGAAACTTTTTGACCAGCAGCTTTAGCTGCATCATATTGATCTTTAGATACTCGTATAAACTCTCCACCTTGTTGAACAAAATAACTTCCTACTTTTGCAGCTCCAGAAGCTACTAAAGAATCTTTTGCAGCTTGAGATGCAGCTCCACCATATAGTTCATTACCTTTTGCCATTTCTTGTTCAACTGTTTTTGCAACATTTTGTTTTGCTTTTTCTTGATTTTGTTGTTGTGTTTGTTGATCTACTTGATTAGCTACTTGTGATCCTCCACCAGCTGGTCCACCTGTTTGTCCTGTAGTTCCATTTTTACTACTCATAAGTTTTACCCTCTGGATCTGTCATGCCTTTTGTTCCTTTAGTAAATAAACTTCTTTGTCCTACCATACCTTTTTTTCTTCTAGCTTTTTGTTTCTTTTGTTCTTTTTCTAATCTTATTTTTTCTTCTTCTTCTTCTTTTCTTCTTCTTTCAATATCTTTGCGTAGCTGTTTATCAGCTTCAGATTCTTCCATTCTTGGTCTACGAAAAGCACCCATTACAGCTTTATTTCAGAAAAACCTTTTTTTTTCAACTCACAATATAACTGATATGGTGTGAATATCCAAAACTTTGACATTCCAAGTAATCTTTGAACATAACTAACACAGCTATGCTCTTTGATCCAGGATCTCATTATTACTGGAAATCTAGGTAAATTATATTTAACTGGCACTTGTAGTATCTTTCCATTTTTTTGACTAATCATTCTAAATATTTTATCTACTTCTTCTTCATCTAGTGTTTCTACAAACAAATGACCAAAATTATATTCTACTAATAACCATATTTTTTTATGTGGATCATAAGACATAACTCCACAATGTTTAAATCCTTTTTTAAAAAACTTATGAGATCTATGAAAGTCATTGTTTTCATAGAAAAATACTAACCATTCAGTTTGTTTCGCCATACTGACTTTCTTTGCCCACTAAATATATCCCAACCTCTAGTTTTTACTACAGTTGGCTTTGAAGCTCTACCAGATAATAATGTTTTACCCTCTCCAGCTCCCATTAATAGATACTGTAAAGCATCATGGACATGAGAATATCTGTTTTTCATAGGTTTTTCATCATATCTATCGCCAGAAGTTTGTAATCTTCTATAAAAATAGCCACCATTGAAACCTTTTTTTAGATTTATACACCTTTTATCTACTAAAAAGCCTGGTTTTTGATCAATTAATCTATTTAAAGCTGTTTCTACAGCTTCTATTCGTAGTGCTATATCATTTGATGGAGCTGGTTTACCCTTTATTCCATTCTGTCGTAGTATTTGAAATGGTGTTGTTTCATCTGTTTGAGCTCTAAAATCTCCAGCTGGATCTCCATATACTTCTACATCTAATCCAGAATAATTTTTTGCTATTTCAAATCTAAGTAGCTCACTAAACCTAGATACACCCATATCAAAACAAACTAATTCTTGTAATATTAACCATCTACCATTTGGTAATCTTTGACCAAAGACAGCAGCTGGTGTTAATCCAAAATCAATACCAATAAATATAGAAGTTGGAGCTGGCTCAATATCTTCTTTCGATAAATGTAAATCATTATTCCACATAGGATAAACAGGTTTACCCTCTTCTATGCTGCCAAGTTTATTCATTACATAAACATCTATCCAACCTTTTGTTTTTCCTTTGATAACATTGTTATAATAATCTTTTGTTAGATTCTTTTTGTTTTCACATGAAATATTTTTTTCATATCCAATAAGTGTACCATCTTTTTCTTTTTTTTCTTTCATAGCAGATGGCTGTGTAAAGAAAGACCAGTTATCTGGTTTAACTAACATAATAGCTTCATCTCTTGATATATGATCTGGTACTGGTACTTCTCCACTCATTATTGACCACCAATGATCTTCTTCTGGAGCATTTGTATCAGCAATAACTCCATACCAGGAAGCTCCACCATCTCTCATACTTGGATATCTACCTACCCTCATAGTACAAGCATCTATGATTGACTTTGGTAGTTCTCTTGCTTCATTAACCCATACACCTGTAAGCTCTAATGATAATAATTTTTTAACATCTTCTGGTCTATCTAAAGCTAAAAATATAACTTCTAGATCTAAGTTTCCTTTTTGAATATGATGGGTATAAGGTATAGACCATCTAAAAGCTCCCCATTCATTTTCTGGAAACCAATCTAGCCAAGTTTTTATTGTTGTAGTTTTAAGTTGTGGGTTAGTGTTTCGTATTACTGCCCATCTTGATTTTCGTATATTACTTTGATTTGGTTTTTGTTCTAATGCTCTTTTAAGAACTTCAATACAACAAGCTACTGACTTACCAGATCCTACTGGTCCTCTTATTCCTCGAAAGAAATCATTTTTCTTTAGAAAGTTTTTTAAGGTATTCCCATCTGGTTTGTAGCTGAGACTTCCCATTTATTTTACTTTGTCCAAATACTCTACTAACAATTTTTCTCTTACCTTTGGACCAAGACTTTCTATTAGCTTGTCGCACTCCCTGTCCGAAACTTCGTGCTCTGGTAAAAATTTTAGGTGTACTTTCCTCACTATCTTTCTCAATCGTTGTCTCTCCTGCCAACTGATCTGGAATATCTGCCTGTTCTCCAGATTCGTTACGTCGTCTGTTCTGTCTTTCGTCATTTAGAAACTCCTTAAAAAAATCCCATGATAAGTATACCATAGGTTTTTGAAAATCTCTCTTTAAAATTAATAAATCTGCTGATCCTTTCCATTTGTCAAGCTGTGTAAATCCCTCTCCAGACTTTCTGGCTTTTACTTCTATGGTTGTACCACCATACAAATCATTTACTTTAACATCATGTGGAAAGTCTTGAATAGCTCCAGATAAAGGTTGTCTCCTGGCATCATAACCCTCGCCTTGAAACAGTTTAACTATTTCGTTTTCGACTCTTGTACCTTTTCGCTTTTGACTGGAAATTTTCTTTCCCCTTTCTTCATTAATTTTTGTCTTAACTTACCACTTTCAATATATGCTTTTTCTAATCTATCAAGTAAAAACTTGTTTGTTTCTTTTAGTTCCTGTAATTCTTGGAGTTGAGTTTCTGTCATTATAGCTTTTTATACAAGCTATCTAAAAAATCAATTCACTTTTTTTTATGTCTATTTGCAAAGTTCCTGGCAGCTTCAACTGAGCCAAATCCCCATGCCTTAAGTGCTAGTGCCTTTCTCGTTGGTCTGCCTTTTTCATCTTTCATTGGTCCTTTCATACCAGCAAATCTGGCAGCAAAAGAAATTCTTCGTGGATTGACACCCTTTTTTACTGGAGATTTTAAATTACTTCCCTCTTTTCTTTTGAAGTAAGCTCTACCAGCAGCATTAAGTCCACCTTTTGGATTCTGATATTTTTTGGCTACCATTATTTCCCAATTTTCTTTTGGGCAAGTTTATGTGATGCTGTAAATGATTTTCCTTTTTTCATTTCTTTTGTCATAAAAGCCATATGCTTTGCAGTATGGTGTACTTTATGTTTCTTCATTAGTTGTTTTTGTTTTTTTGTTAGTTCTACTGCCATTAGAAGCTCCTATATTTTTTAACCTTTGCAGCTATAGCTTTAGGTTGTTTAGAAAATTGTTTACCTTTTTTCTTTGCTTTTCTTTTTTCTCTCGTAGTAGCAGCATATTCTTGTGCAGATAAGGCTTTTATAGCAGCGCTAGGTAAATATCTTTCTCCTGTTTTACTCGATTTTTTACCAGACTTAGTTCTCCATTTCTGCTTTCCCCATGCTGACAAGGATTGCTGTCTACGAGTTTTACTCACTTCTTCTTTTTTTTCTTTTTAAAGACACCTCTACCCCTTAGAATATCGGCTCTAGTAATCTTTCCATCTTTATTAAGATCTGGAAATTTAGTTTTCTTTTTAGGTTTAGTATGTTTCATCTATATCCTCCTCCAGCAGCTTTATATCTTTTAGCTAAGAGTTGTGCTTTCCTGGCACTCCACTTACCAGCAGCTGTACCTTGTACTGCACTAGCTTTTATTGAGTTAAACATTCTTTTTCTCATTGTAGGCTTCGTGTAGTTTCCAGATTTATTTACTGTAGACTTCTTAGCCATTACATTCCATACATGTTCTTTTTCTTCTTAGGCTTCTTACCAGCTTTCTTCATAGCAACAGCAGTAGCTGCTTGTTTCTTAGCTTTCTTTGGTTTCT